AAGTTCTTGCATACTATATATTAACTATATTAATATATAGACGTTTATTGACATATATTTGGGAGATATTGACAGGCGAGTTCGAGTGGCGTTTTAATCAAGATAAAAAGGTTATGCCAGCCTTGATGACTAACGAGGGTCAAGCTCCCAATTAATTTTAAGAGGACCATGAGTAAGCAGGTATAAGTCCTAATGAAGGTAAATTCCATTAGGCAAACCAGCATACGAGTCCTCTTAAATAAAATGGTGTTGAATGGTGTAAAAATATTACTGATAACCTGTTGAACGCTGATGTAGATATACATCTAATCTCTTGAGGATAAAGCTTAGTACATAGAATTGGTAATCCAGACGTGGTTGTATCAACTCAATGATAGTGTAACTCAGTAGCGAGACCAAACTATCGCCATTTAAATTTTTTAAAATAAAGGGTATGAGAATGAGTGAGAAAAAACACATTATACTAACGAATATGGACACGGATTTATGGAAGAAGTTTAAAGGCGCATGTTACACCAATGGTCAATCCATGAATCACGTTGTCTCACAATTAATTACACGATATATTACCAAAAAGTCCGCATAACATGAAATGTCCAGTAAATATAGAAAAGCTATATAACGACTATATTACCACCAAAAACGAAGAAAACTACAAAGATAGGTATGAGGGCAAGGAAAAGTATTATCATGCCTCTGGGGGTGGTTCTTGCTCACGTAAGCTATATTATGAGTCTGTAGAGCAAGTAGAAACTACTAATCCTACCAATCAAGACTCAAATCGTATACTGAGACTAGGTACAATCGTACATGAAGATTTGCAAAATGCTCTGTCTCATACTATATATAGTAATACTATAGATAGTAATACTATAGATAGTAAAGAAAAAGAAATACAGTATTTAGAAAAAGAAAAGTTTGACTTTCATATTGAAAAAGAAATAATTTTACCAGAGTTAAATGTACGTGGTTTTTATGACTTAGTGTCTGTCTCTCAATTTGATGAGTCTGTGTATCTTATAGACTTTAAGACTATGGCTAATTTCTCTTGGTCTAGGAAGTTCGGGTGGAAGAATGTAGACCCTAACCCATCTATTCATCAAGAAATTCAGTTGGCTACTTATGGGCTGTTTGTTCAGAAGGAATTTGGGAGACTGGATGGTATGTTTCTTTATTTTTACAATAAAGATAATTCAAAGATGAGACCAGTAGAAGTATCTATGATGATGCTTAAGAGAGCAGAGAACTTTTGGATAAATATTAACGAAGAACATAGTAAAGGGTTGCCTCCGTTTAGGGCAGGAGTATCTCCAGTTCAAGAATGGAATTGTAGATATTGTCGTTTTCTAGACCATTGTAACCCGCCATTTTTTAAGAAAAAGTAAAGGAGAAATAATGATTAAGGCAGAAATAAGATTTAAAAATGCGACTTTTATGAATGCTTTAGAAAAAAGTGAGTATAATTCTATAGCAGAATTATCAAGAGTATCGGAAATACCCGTATATACTCTTTATCATATTGCGTCTCTTAATCATACGAATATTAGCACAGAGAATCAAATTAAATTAGCAGAAATGCTAAATTGTAATCCATATGACTTGTTTGAACAATATGAAGAGGTTGTTAAACAAAGTAAAGACTATCCAAAGAAACTAACTAAAGATATTCCCATTGATTCAATGCTATCTTTATCTTCAAAAGAAGTGTTGCAGTTAGAATCTGATTACAATACAGATGATATCGATGATAAAGAATCCTTAGAGGAGGATATGTCTTATTTATTAAATACTCTAAAAGATAGAGAAAAAGATATTCTAAAGTCGCATTTTGGGATTGGGGAAGTCCCTATGAGTATAGGTGAAATAGCAACACTCTATAACCTATCTTATGATAGGGTACGGCAAATTAGAGAAAAAGCTCTTAGAAGGCTTAGGTTTAGGTCAAGAGTTGGTCTTTTAAAAAAATATGTTAGAGAAAAAGATATAGTTCGTTCCGATATGGGATACATTACTGGTGGTAATTATGCATCTAGATATGGACAAGAATTGACAAGAGAAAATAATAAGAAAAAGCAAAGGAGAAAGTAATGATAAGAAGAATGAAGTTAAGTAAAGATAAACCGCCAAATTGGTGGACGAGAACAAGTAGCCCAGAGAAAATGGTAGTCGCATTTTTTTTGTTTGCTATGGGTTATGTTATTTATAGAGCAATAATAGGATAGGAGAAATAAAATGCCAATGAAAAATACAAATAATACGTTTGAAACACTTAATAAAATAGATGTTTCGAAGTTCGTAGAGAAAAAAGGTCAATTTAATTATTTAAGTTGGGCTCATGCAGTAAGAGAGTTACTAAAAGCTTGTCCAGAAGCTACGTGGGAAGTTCATACGTTTAAAGGTGTGGATGGAACGGACCAACCATATATGAGAAATGGAACTGGAGCATATGTACAGGTATCAGTAGATGTAAATGGTATTATCAGAAGTCAGATTCATCCAGTACTCGATAATAGAAATAATACGATTGTAGAACCTAATGCCTTTCAAGTGAATACATCAATACAAAGATGTTTAGCAAAAGCAATAGCACTACACGGATTAGGACTATATATCTTTGCGGGAGAGGATTTGCCAGAGGCAGATGCTTTAACAAGTGAGCAGAAATATGAGTTAAATGAGCTTGGTAGTAAGATTAAAGATGAAGGCTTAAGGAACGGAGTGTACCAAGCAATCAATGACGGCACAGTTAATAGTTCTAACTTTGTGATGTGCAAAGAGAAATGTAATGTGATTATTAAAGAAGAAAAAGAAAAGGAGAAAACTAATGGCAAATAGCAATGAATTGTTTAATGAAGTATTAAATAAAAAGGAAAGCTTTTTTATTCCTTCAAAGGATAGTAATAAGTCTTTTACGGCACCAAATGTTAGAGGTGAGTTCTATGGGCATTTAAAAAATGCTACACAGAAAGAAGTGATGTTTGAAAAGGACGGAGAAAAGTATAAGGCTGTTGTGTATAACTATGATTTTGAGATAGCTAAAGAAAATGAAAAGCAATCTTATGCATACACAAGCTATAAGGATGGTTCAAAGCAGAAAGCAGAAGGCAGAGCTTATATTGGAAGAATCTATAAAGGTAGTGGAGTATTCAGATTCCTAGAGCCAGAAGAAAAAGATGACTTTGTATCTAATGCTACTGGCAATCAGAACTACTTAAGATTCTGTGAAACTCTTGGAGTATCAATACCAGTTAAAGAGGTGGAAATGAATGGAGAAAAGGTAGAAGTTCAAGCACTACCATCTCTTGATACTGGGGAGTTAAACGGAAAGCCGGCTATTGCAGTTATAGATAAAGGTAAGAAGTATACATGGGAAGGTAAGGAAAGAACTCCATATGTAGTTAAATTTGTAAAAAAATGGGAAGATGGGGAGACAAGTGATGATATTCCTTTCTAGAGACAAAAGAAAGAAAGTTGGAGCAACAAAAGAATTTTTAATAAATGTTCTTTATGGTGTTGGAGTAAAAGGTTATAAGATATCTAAGATTGTTGGGGTATCGAGAGCTACTGTGTATAGACACATATACAAGTAGAGAAATGGGAGACTTTACTTTCCGTGAGGCAGTAAGAGAGTGTTTTCAATGGGTTTTGATAATCTCTTTCCCATTCCTTTGCACTCTGGTTCAGGTCTCCCATATAATTAGGTAACTGATGTTACCTCGTCGAAAAGAGAACGGGAGTCTTCGGGCTCCCTGACTCTGAAAGGAGAAAATGAAAAAATATTGCACTAAATGTAAAGAACTTAAATCTTTTGATATGTTTTATAAAAGAAAAACAAATAAAGATGGTCTGCGATATTCTTGTAAGGCTTGTAATTCTAAAAACAGCAAAAAATGGAAATTAAAAAATAAAGATAGATGGGATACATATCGAAAACAATGGAAATTAAAAAATAAAGATAGAATAAGAGAAACAAGTAAACAATGGAGATTAAACAATCAAGATAAAACAAGAGAATGGCAGTTAATAAATAAAGATAAAATGAAAGAATGGGGCAAAAAGTATTATTTAATAAATAAAGAGAGAATAATAGAATATAGGCTAAAAAATGAAGATAAAATAATAAAAACAAGGAGAAGGTATTATTTAAAAAACATAGACAAATTAAGAGAAAAAAACAAACAATGGAGATTAAACAATCAAGATAAAATTAAAGTATATAGTAAGAAATATAATAAAAAGTGGCGATTAAATAATAAAGATAAAATAAGAGAATGGAATTTAATAAATAAAGATAAAATAAGAGAATATAATAAGGAACGAAGAGATAGGGATATAAGGGAATGCTCAGATAGTTATATAAAAAAACTATTAACAGGTGGAAACAATTTATCTTTTAAAGATATACCACAAGAATTAATAAAGGCAAAAAGACAACATTTGAAAATCAAAAGAATAACAAAGGAGAATAGCAAATGAAAACAGATAAAAAGCAAATAAACGACTTTAGTGATTTTGAAGAAATGGTTACTGCTCATAGAGGAGTGTTAAAATCATTAATTGAACAAGATGGGTTCTTTAAAAACAACGAGGCAGTTGAAATTAACAATGGTTTTGGTAAGCAATTAAGTTATATGAAATTGAAACTTGAGGCATATAAAATGTTAAGAGAAAAGCCAACGAGAGAAGAATTGTTTTTGCCTAGTCCGAAATAATTGGTGAATAAATGAGCTCTCTGATAATATTTAGTGTGATGATTGATGCATATGCATTTATGACATTCTCATCACTACTAGATGAGGCTTGGAACTGTGCTAATCCCAGACCGTATCCAAAAGAAAAGTATAAAGTATGTCAATGGAGTGAGTCAGATTTAAAGCTTTATAAAGGAACATGGATACTTAAACCAAAAGATGCAGATGACAATTTTATTGAAAAGAAAGTAAGAAAAGTATATTGGAAAAAACGTGGCTATGATGCTACTAAAATAAGGTTTAAATAATATGAATTGTTGGCATTGTAACGAAGAATTGATTTGGCAAGCAGACCATGACTACGAAGATGTGTATGGAGCCCCAAATGATGGGATTATTACTCATTTACAATGTCCTAAAAAGGATTGCAATGCGTTTGTTGAAGTCTATTTGAAATTAAGGGGGGATAATGAGAAAAAAGAAGACTAGTCTTGCAAAATTCTCGGATGTTGCAAGAAGTCAGGGCAAAGGACCGGCTAGAAAATATGCACAAGGGTTGTCATCTTATGAGAGAAGAGTAAAGAAAGTAAAAGAGGTTGCAGGAGATTGTTGGTGGTTAAAGAATTACTTGATGGATAGATGTGGATTGCAAAAAGATTCAAAGCCAAGAAAGGTTAAGAATGGATAAACAAACACTACATGAATTAATGAGTTATATTTTTAACGAGGTTACAAGGACACGTAATGCGGGTCAACAAGAATACGCTAGGGATTTAGATAATGTCTTTGCTAATTTTGAGAGAGTTGCATCTTTTATAGGAGAGACTAGAGAAAAAGCGTTGCTAACATATATGATTAAGCACGTTGACGGTCTTTGTGCATATGCAGAGGGGCATAACTCTCAACGAGAAGATGTGAGAGGAAGACTAACAGATATAATAGTTTATTGTATTTTATTTTGGGGGATGGTAGAGGATAATGCCAAACAAGAAAGCTAAAGCAAGAAAAATGTTAAGAAAAAAGCGAAGAGAGGCTATCAAGGTCTGGAAACGTAAACAAAAACTACTTAAAAAGGAGAAACGTAATGGGTAGAGCAATAGATATGGAAAAAGATATCGACGTTTTAAAAAGAGAAATGAAAGAGTTGAAAGGTGTCTTGCAAGAAATATTAAAAGGAGTTGAAGATGACAAAAAAGAAACCAAAAAAACCGACACTAAACGAAGTAAAAAAAGTAGTGGAAAATCTACTGCACGACCTTCAGATAGTGAATAATAAAGTTGATTCATTGGCTCTTGTAGTTAATGCATATGTAGATTATAAAAAAGATGAAACCGATTTCATGAAGTACATGAAAGAAAAATGGGAGAAAGAAAGTGATAAACAAAGAACTGCTAGTAAAGATTCTAAGTGAAAATAATTGGGGATTATATATCACTACTAGTCCTTTAGAGGAGATGACATCGAATTTCGGTAAGATGTATAAAATAAACGATGTTGATATTGATAGATTAGTAGAGACGTATAATGCACATTTAGAATCACCAGAAGAATAAAAGGAGAAAATATATGAACCAAATTGTAGATGAAGCCACAGAGAATGTGGTTCTGGGGGGTCTTATCCTCAATCCAAGCGAATATAACACAATAGCTCAGTATGTTCCAGAGCTAGAAGTGTTCTCACAAAAGAAAGCTAGAGCATTATGGGTAAAGGTTTCCAAAATGATAAGAAAAGGGGACCATGTTGATACTCTAACTATATGCACATCATTAACGAGCGAAGAAACATTAAATGGTATTTCAAGAGGATATGTAGTAGATTGTACATCTGATGCTTGCGGTCAAGCAACAATGGAAATTTATGCACAAAAAATATATGAAAAATACTTATTAAGAAAAATTGTTGATGAATCACAGAACGTAGCTTCTGGAGTAATTAATCATGGAGAAGATGTTTATGACCTAGTAACCAACACCCATACTTTAATGGGGGAATTACTACGAGTGAGACCGGGGGAGAAATTTAATATTGAAGAAGTATTGGATAATACTGCAAAAACAATGAAGGACGGAGCCAATAGAATGATTAAAACTGGCTACAGAAAAATAGATGATTTTGCCGGTGGATTAACACGTGGAGAAATAAGTATTGTTGGAGGAAGACCGGGGCATGGAAAAACTACATTCTTGGTAAATCTTCTTACCTCTTTTATTAAAGGTGGATATAAAGTGGCTATGTTTAACAGAGAGTTACCTAATACGGAAGTTATAAAGAAGATGTTCTGTATTGAAATGCCTAAACTTCAGTACAGAGATGTTAGGCGTGGTGTTTTGAATGATAGGACAATTAAATTGTTAAAGGAAGCAAGAGAGATTATCACAAATAAATATCCAGAGGATAAATTTATTATGTTTGATAATATAAGAGACTTCCCAAAGACCGCCTCAGAAGTAAAGAAATTCAAGCCAGATGTAATTATAGATGATTATATACAGCTTGTAACTCCAACTGGGAAAGAGGATACTAGAAGATTACAGCTAGAGAGGATATGTAATGACTATAAATGGCTAGCTAAAGAAAATGATTGCTCAGTAGTGATTGCCTCGCAGTTAAATAGATACTTAGAAACTAGAAGTGGAGATGCTAAGAGACCTCAACTTTCTGATTTGGCAGAGTCTGGAGCAATAGAACAAGTGGCAGAGAATGTATTCTTTGTATACTATCCTTATAAAATGGACCCAGCTACTCATAGCAAGAATGAGATATATCTTGTTGCTAGTAAAGTACGATATGGAGAAACTGGAGAAATCGTATTAGGATACCACGGGGATATATGCACAATATATGATGAACTCCCACTAATTAACTATAAGGAAAATAATGATACAAGAGAACTCCCATTCGATTAAATACATAGGTATAGACCCCGGAAAAAGCGGTGGTATTGCCGTAATATCAAATGAAGGTATTGAGGTCAAAAAATGCCCAGAATCAGTTCAAGACATGGCGTTTCTCTTTGCACTAATATTGCAAGAGACTCCTCCTTCGCACGTACTTGTCATGATTGAAAAGGTCTGGGCACGACCTCATGACGGAAGAACTTCTGTATTTACATTTGCAGGGAATTATGGACAATGGCAAGGCATTGTAGCATGTCATGAGATAAAGCCACACTATGTTGCTCCTCAAGTATGGATGAAAGCAATAGGGTGTCCTCCTAAATTAAGCAAAAAAGATAGAAAGAATTATTTAAAAGCATTAGCGAAGGAAAAGTTCCCAGATTTAAGTAAAAAGATGACACTCGCAACAGCAGATGCTATGCTTATAGCAGATTACTCAAAGAATATTTTTGATAAAACTAAGTGATATAGATAAAGTATTTGGACCATTAAAAAGAGTAGCAGAAGGAGGTAAATTAGTGCCAATAAATTACGAAGAAATGAAGAAATTTGATTTAGACCTTAAATTCGGGCATTTAGGGGAAGATTTTGTCCGAGATATGCAGAATGGTAACACAATGATAGAAGTTAAGACAGAGCGTGATATATGGAAGAATACGGGCAATATAGCAGTAGAGATACGGTGTAATGGCGTTCCTTCTGGCATATCTACTACTGGTGCTAAGGTATGGGTGCACCTATTATCATATAAAGATAAGATAGAAGGTGGATTTATATTTGATGTTACAGATTTAAAAGGTAAGATTAGAGCATTGTTAAAGGAAAAGAAGGCAAAGATTGTTATGGGTGGAGACTTTAATGGCAGTCAGATAGTATTGCTACCAATAAGGGAACTATTTAACGGTAAATCCAGCTCTTCTTAAAGATTTTTTAATAGATTTAGCAATTTCTTTGTCTATAATATATTTAGGATTGTCAATAAGTTTTCTTATAGCCATTAATTTTGATTTATACATACTTTCACCTATAGCTAGTTCAGACATGTAAGCTTTTCCTCTTTCTTTATCTTTATTTAACCAAGCAAACCATTGTCCAGACATTTTTTCTTTTTCTTTAGAAAGGTCATCAACAAATGAAATTGGATTTGGATTCAATTTAGTAATTTCTCTTTCAAATCTAGACACTGCATCTTCAAGAGCTTCTTCTATTGAGTACATAGTTTTTCCGTCCTCAAATCTTTTTTGTCTAAAAATGTCAGTAGCTAAAGCAAATAAAGAAACAATATATTGTTTTGCAGTCTCCTCTGGTGTCCCCCCATAAAAAACGTCTCTAAAATCTCTATAATGAGGTGATTGTTGTTCGTAGTTTATAGATGGAGATGTTAATTCTGGTAAAGATTCTTTTTTAAATTCTCTAAATAACGTAGAACCTTTCAATTTAACTTGATACATCTTGTTTTTCTCGCCTTTTCTCTTATTTATATTTATATAAGCACGGTACCCAGACGATGTTTTCTTTAAAAAATCTTTTCCAGATTGTTCCCAATTTTTTCTGCCTGCCATTGGAGCTTTTAATAAATCAATCCAAGCAAACCCCCAATTAACTAATGATGGGTATATAGTATATTCTGCACTTTCTCCTTCTAACAATCTTAATATATCAGTTCCTAATCCAAAAACCTCGCCTCGCATTATTATCTGCTTTACCCACTCAAACCAATTAGAATTTTCAGCTGGCATAGGAGTGCCTAGCATTGCATTATACATACTTACAATCGCTGTTCCGCTCGCAACTGGAGCTAAAGTCATCATGCCCAATTTCATATAATCGCCATTTTTTACTGCTAATTTCACATTTCTAATTTGATTGTCTGATGCTGCATAAGCCATTCTTTTAAATAATAGCAAAGGTTTTGCAATTCTTCCGCTTGCCCAAGAGGGTTGAAATAAGTGCATCGCCGCACCTTGAGTATTTATGTGAGCATAAGTATTTAATTGTTGTTCAATATTTTTTAGCTCTCTTACTACTTTTCCTTTCTCAAAAGAATTAACAAAATCGTGCCCAGTAACTCCGTGTTCACCATATTTTTGCAATGTTTTAATTTGTGTATCATTTAAAAAATAAAAATCTTTCAACCTATTTAATGCTTTTTTTACTTTACGAGGAGAACTGCTAGGATTTGAAATAGTCCTAATTAATCTAGCTTGTTCATATTTACTTGTTGCTATTGCAATATATCTATTTGCATTTTCAGTAGGTTTCATTAAACCTAATTTAAATATTCCATCCCAAATCTTTTGAGTTTTAACTGTTTTAATATCTCTTAAACCTAATTCTGTTGCTCCGCTCATTCTAACAAACTTTTTAAAATCAGAGCCAGTAGCCTTAACTATTCCTCTGATATAATCTCTCAAATAATAACTTTGCATATTCATTGATTGTCCAAGGATAAAGTTTTTTCCACCAGAAGTAGGAAACCCTAGAGCTGTTTTTGCAAAGACAGTTGCACCGTAATCCATTCCTCTGCCTATATCATTACCTATACCTTTAGATGTTTCTACCATTCCTAGCTGATGCTCAACTTGTTCTCTAAGCCATCCACCCCATTCTCTATTACCATTCATAGCTCCCAATAAAGATTCTACATTTCCACTTGCTTTATTTCCAGCTGTATTTAAATGTTTAAGTTTTGTCATTTCAGGGAAAATTTCTAAATTAGCAATAAACTTAGCCATTCCTAACCCATAAGCCTTAATTGTAGACTCATATGAAGTTTCATAAACTTTTATTCTTTTACCATTAATATTAATATATTCAGGGAGTTTCTCACCTCTAGCTTTAACAAATCTTGTTGAACTTTTTTTCTCAGAAAATGTATATATATCTTGTACCGCTGATTCTGCTACTTTCATAGCATTAGGCATTTTTTCCATTATCTGTTCAGTTGTAACCCCTGGACCATGTTCTTCTAATGCCATTTCTTTTGCAATTTTATTTGCAGTTTTTTGCAATAAATCTTGATGATATTTTCCACCATGCTGTGGAAATTCCCTTAAAAATTCTTTAGTTGGCATTCTAGGAACATAAATATTACCTCTTATCCACCCAATCTCTCCATTATCAAGGTATTCTTTATATTCAGCTTCTGTTTCGAAATTCTTACCAGAAGATTCTTTTATTTCTGCTTCTATTCTTTCAGTAAATTCTGCCCACTCTTTTGCAACCTTACCTTCTTTAGTATCTAAGTTAAATCCTTCTTTTGGATTTGTTTTATATTTTTTATTTAAAATATATTTACCATCTTTTAATACTGCAAAATCAGATACGAATGCTTTTTTAGCAAAACTTTTATTAGATGCACTTAAATCATTTGTATTTAGTCTTTCTATATATCTTTGATTGTCAGCTAAAAATAAATTATCTCGCATTCCTTTACCGAGAATACCTTCCCATTTACCACCAATTATTTTTTGGGCAACTGCTTCAAACCCTTCAGTAAATTCCCCTTGTAATCTAGTTTCTATTGCAGCATGTTGAAGTAATTTTGACTGTAAATCTTTTAACCCTAAAGCTCCTACAACTTCATGTGTAGGCATAAAAAGAAGCATTGCTTTTCTTTTAAGTCCTGTAGCATCCTTAAAATCTTTAGGAATCTTATCAAGAGTTTGAATTTTCATTTCATTTAGATAAGCCATATTATCTGGCTGTCCAGGAAATTTTATTTTCATTAGATATGACTGATACATCCCTAACTGTTTAAATGTTGCTGAATATAAATTGCCATCCTTAACACCCATAGCTTTTAGTATAAGAGCCCTATCATTAATATTAACAGCACCTTTTTCAATATTTTCTGCAGCTTGTATACCTTCAATTCTTCTTCCAATATCAGCTAATTTTACTAGCTTTTTAAATGGTATAATCTCTAATACATTGTTAAAAGCAACAATGTCAGCTTCGTTCATTTTACCATCACCTAATTTGAATTTAGCGGGGTCAGATATGTTAGCTTTTTCAGCCATATAATTAATTAATATTTTTTTATCAGATGCTGATAATGTTTGACCTGCTTCTTTGACAGCAAATGTAAAATTATCTTTTACATGTTTTGCTCGTTCAACATTAGTGGCAAACTGATACATTTGGATACTTTGGCCAGAGGGAGCTTTAGAAGTAGAAAATCCTTTGTATATTTTTTCTCCTAATATTCTTCTTACATCATTTTTATTTAAATTAGATTTTCCAAAAAATACTTGTTTGATTTTAGTCCACAATCTACCAGCCCAAGATTTCATTTTAGCAGGTACAGTAGTAGCTTGCCTTCTACCTATAGCCCAATCTGCTAATTCGTCTGCAATAAATTCTTCTATATCTCTGCCTTTAGATTCTTTTTTGAATAATTTTTCTGCCTGTTTCCATAAAGCTTTTAATTCTTTATTATTTGTAGCGTCTATCATGTTTTTTAATCTATGCGCATTCTCATGATACCAAGTTCGCATATTAGCCTTACCTTCTACTACATCTATAACGCCTTTATAGAATCTTCCAGCATAATCTACATCTTTTATAATTCTAGCTTCTACACCTGGATTATTCTTAATTTCTTGTCTTATAAAATTATCTAATTCTCTGACAGAAGATGGTATTTCTTCAGATTTTAATTCAAATTTACCCTTCATTATTGATTCTAAATTTGCTTCAAATGTAGGCACATCTATTTTATTTTCAATTAAATCACGAACATTTTTTGATAATCTTATTTTTTGTGTTGTACTTGGAGCTATTCCATATATTTTATCAGACCATTTTTGATGACCCATGACTGATTTTATTGTATTTACTCCAGTGCTAGAAAACCCTCTTTGAGATAATATTTCTGATTCTACTAATTTACGAGTAATAAGTTCAAGTTGAGGTTTAACGCCTACTGCTTTTAATTCTTTGTCTAATCCTGTGAGTTTTAAAGCCTCTTGTGCTAACTTTTTATCAAAAATATTAGTTTCAGGTTTTATGTTTTTACTCGTTATATAACTTTGAATATCATTATATAGTTTTTTTGATATAGGAATAGGTCTTGCATACGATTTTGCAACTCTCGTATCTAGTACTATCTCATAAACTTCAGTATCTCCATATTTTTTTATTTTAAAATTTTCTGGATGTAATTTATTAATTTCCCCAGTACGCATCCCAAAACCTTCTAATCCGTGTAGCCTAGCGACTAGATTAGCACCTTTATTTGATGTAGTTCTTGTATCTAAATTATCAAGAACTTTTTTAGCTCCCCCAGATTTTTCAGCGATATTAGCAACGTACTCTGATATATCTGTACCACGAGCTTTTATTTGTTCATTAGCATTATTCCATATTTTTTTAAATTGAGCTCTAGTAAAAGGAACTTTACTTAATAACCCTCTATCACTAGCATGTTTCGTTATATCACTTATATTTAACATTCTACTTTGATATGTGGAAGCTGTAGCTAACTCATTAACTAATTTGTTAGAATATTTTTGTATATCCGAAATATTAATATCAGCTAACTCTCTTTTATTTGCATTTTCTAATAATCCCACTATTCCATCTGAAGCTGTTTTCCCCGTTTGTCGTATATGGTCAACAATAGTAGCTTGAGTTTGTTCAGATAAATTTTTATTTTTATCTAAAAATCTACGTTCTTGACTAGGCTTATAAACATCATTTCCAGTTACGGGAGATTTTACATTAAAATCTTGTTCTTTTACACCCTTCATTACATTGATAGCATTTTCTAATTCAGTTGTTTGAGGAATACCTGAAGGACCTTTTTTCGTTGCTTGTAAAAGATTTTCCATATTGGCAACAGTTTTTTCTATTGATATATCGCCTTTTTCATTACGAACATATTGTTCTTCAATATCTTTAAGCCAGCTTTCTCTACGTTTACTACCTATAGGTGCGACCAATAATTGATTTCTTAAATCTTTTATTCTATCAACTGTTACTTCAGGTGTAACAATAGTAGGAGCAGGTTCTTCAACTGGCGTAGGAACATCTCTGTTAATATTAGTTAAGTTTTTATTTACTTCTTTAAAAAATCCTTGTAATAAATCAATATTAGAGTTATTTGTAGTTTCAGCTAATAAATAATCTGATTCTTTTAATGTTTTACCTTTTTTTTTAGCAACTGCATCTAAAGCGCTTCTTAATAAATTAGCATCATTTTTTAATGCTATTAAACCGCCTTCTAAATCTAAAAAAGTCTCAGCACCTTCCTTCTGTAAAAATATTGTTTCTTTTTTTGTAGCTTTAGATAAATCTCCATTTGTTCTATCAATAATCTCGTATATTTTTTTTACGTTACTATTAAATGTAGTACGTTCCATCTTGACATTATTAAAATATTCTACTGATGTAGACATATCTCTCATCATATCTTCAGTTACAGATATACCTAAATTTGATTTTAAATTTTCATTAGCTTTAACTTGTTTTTCAGCTACCTCTGATTCTAATTTCATAGCTTCATCTACAAGTTTTGAACTTTCTTTAAGCTTATTACGTGCTGAAAAAGCTTTATTCATACCAAACATAGGTGTAACAATAGCTGCATTAAAGCCAGCATTACGCCACCAAGGGTCATTAAAATCTAACCAATTTTGAGGCATGTCGGGAAAATCTTGATATGCTTTCATCCCTAGTTCTTTGTATACGTTAGGTATGGCTGAAAATGCTGCAATCTCAGATGTTAACTGCCCTGGGGCACCAGTTGCTATTCTGGATAATGATGTAAGAGGTTTTTCTGATAGTTTATGTTTAGCATAGTAATTACCTAAAAATCCACGACCTATTAAGCCCATAGGGGCACCTATTACAAATGAATTTAAAAATCCTTCAGAACCAGTATCTACAACTTGTTTAGCGTCTACTTGACCAATACCCTTGCCTTGTTCATCTGTTTCTAACATTCTTTGATATGCTGCATCTGCAAAAGCACTATGTGCAGCTCCAAATGTACCAAGACCAACACCACCAGATAATGCAGAACTAATAAATGTCGATGATGTCTTACCCAAACCTTTAGTTGCATTATATCCTAATGCATTCATACTATATTTTTTTAATAAACTAGTTGCTCCTATCCCTAATTTGCCTGCCATTACGCCAAGTTTACCACCCGTTGCAATTATAGAAACTTCGACTGGAGATAACATTCCTAATAAAAATGCTCCAGCTTCTTGAGCTAATGTCTCATGTTTGTATTCAGAAACATCGTATTTTTCTTCACCAGTTATTGCTGTATTTAAATGACCTGCATTGGATTCCATATATGATTTTTGGAAAAATTCTGGGGGCAACCCCATAAAACCAGTTTCTGTAAATAGTTCTGCAGCACCACCTAAAGCAATTTTTTCACCAGCATCATATAATTGGTCTACAAAACTAGGTGAAGATTTATCTTCTTCTGTAGGTAAAATTTCATTAGTAGGAGTGTAAATAGGCGCAGGTTTATACTCTGGAAGTCTTTGACCTCTGTTTTGGGCCATTTTATTAACTTCAGAATATATATCCTCATCTGACATATCACTGTATATACCAGGATATGTAGAACGCATATGACTTATTAATTCTTCTTGATTATTAAATTGTGGCATTAATTATTTTAATTTCTTATTCCTTGGAGATGTTGATTTCTTAATTCCTGTGCAGGGTGACGGCCTTCTGGTGTTTTCTTTAAAGCCGGTGTTATTGGCTCATAATAAGCGTCATCTAGTAATAATTCATCAATAAAATTCCATGCTTCATATCCTGTATATCCAAGAGATGCGATAGTCATTAATATACTTAATGTAGCGGAACCTATTGGGCCTCCCCATATTCCTGCTGCTGTGCCAGTAGCTGCATATTTTGCCGCATTTTTTGCTCCTATATTACCTAAAAAAGAAACTAATTTTTTCTTTGCAGCTGGACTGTCCATAACTGTTTTAAGTTTACTATACATAGATTGACCAAGTCTATATGTAGCTGCAGTTGTCACTATTTGTTTCGGAACAGTATCAGTAAATGTTTCAGGTAGGAATGATGCAGCATTCATAGCTATACCATACCCAGCGAATTTATTTATAAACCTTCCTGATTTATCCATAACATTTTTAATACCATTAGGAAACTTAACTAACATATTTTGTTTCCATTTAAAATAATTCCATTTCCCTCTTTCCTTAAACAATTTTGACCATTGGTCATCAGACATATTTCGCATTGAGCCAGACTTAGCACTGTTTTTAACAATATTTTTTATTTTATTCCAACGCTTATTTTTTCTTTTTTCCAACTCCATATAGTCAAGCGTAGCTTTACGTGGCTGAACTACTTGGCCCTTAATCGTCTGTTTGCCTGCTTTAATCTTCTTGCTAGCTTCCCTGATTTCATCATCAATATCATTAATCTCATTCATCAGAGTTTGTATTGGTTTATTTTCATAAAACCATGTTATATCTTTTGCACCTATTCCAAAAGTTGCATGCATATATTTAACACCCGTCTGAACATTTTTAATCTGTCGTCCTAAAAAATCCCTAACAGGTTTTTTTGTTAAGGCAAATCCAGTACCTATCGCTGCTTCATCCCATAGACCCCATTCCCAATCTTCTTCTTTACCTCTATCCGCATCAACATTATTATATTGCTTTTGTGATACAGCTAAGTCATTAAGAATATTTATACTATCTGGATTGGCTGTAGAAGAATCAGCTATAACCTCTTCCCAATCACCAGAATTAATCATTGGATTTTCAGTTAAAGATTCATCGGTTGTCGAAGTTTGTAATGAGTCTATATCAGAATTATAAGTTAATACCTCTCTTTCTGCAGTCTCTCCAATAGAGATTCCAGTTGTATATCCAAATTTATCAGTTTGACCTGGAATTAAAACACTTTCATCATCAAACAAACTTTTTTCAACATCTCTTGGGTCAGGTTTATATTCAACTTTACTACTTCCACCCCAAGCTTTTAATCCAGCTATACCCATAGTTCTATCATCAGCATTTTCTCTAGCTACATCTGCTAATAAAAACTGTAATTTATCTTTAGTTAAGCCATCGTCAGTTGCCATATCTTCTAATATTTTTGTAAACCTTTCTTCTGCACTTTTCCCTTCTAAAGACCCTAATTCTGCTGGGTAATTTTTTTCTACAATAGGCGATTGTGCCATTGCCATAACACCATCTTTTAACCCTGCTCCACCATCATCACCAGTAGCAATAAAAGCATTTAAAATTCCTTGATAATTTGAAGTTTTATCTTTTTTACCTATTAAACTATTTAATTTGTTAATAATATTATTTTGAGTTTTCCCAGAATTAGTAACCATTGCCTGATAATCAGCAATTTTTTTATCTCTTATTTTAAAAAATGACTGAACACCACGACCGTCTTCACCAGTAATAGCTGCAATTGTCATAGCTTCTTCTCTAGAAAAAATATCATCTTCTAATGCGCCAAATATTATTGCTTCTTGTTGGTCATTATATTTTTTAGCTAATCGTTTTACATCTCCCAATCGAAAAGACCTCTCCTCCCCACTATCATCTATATATTTTATTTTATAATTTGGATTTTTATTGCCAAAAGTAGAATTAAGTAAATTATTGAAAGTTGATAATTCAAAACGCTCTTTAGCTAATTGTGTTGCCCAACCTTCTTTATTGTTTAATCCGTCATAATAATCATATAATTCAACTCCACCCATATCTAAAATAGGCATCCCAAATTCATTGTCTGATGATGTTAATTTTTGATAAAAATAAGAAGCTAATACATTCACATCTTTAATGTTTGTAGATACAGTACTTATTGCTGAATTTGGATTTGTTTCATTAAACTGTTCTTTTAAAACATTATAATAGGAATTGTTTGACACATAATTATCATCTATGATAGTATCATACATTGACTTTAATTGATTAATTCTAGCTAAAGAATCAGCCTCTCCAACTTGCTCTAAAAGAAATTCCATCGCTTCAGCACCAGACGTATCCTTTCTTGCACGAATATTACCAATCCCTTGCATAATACCACCACCTACCTGCATTAACTTTAATAATTTATCATATGGAGACTCATCTGGTAATCCTAAATCAACCAATGCTCCTGAAGGGACTATTTTTGCCATAATTTCCTTTCTAAAATATTAATTACCCTTTATATGTCGTACTTAAATCTTCCCAACTAGTCAAAATATCCATAACATCCTGTGTTGCCCCAGCTCTCAATTCGTCAACACCTGAATAAATATCTTCTACTTTAGATAAAAAAGAACCTGTAGCAACATCCTCTAATTGTCCTCTTCTACCATAACCAGAAAAATCTCCTCCTGCGCCTCTAGCTGTTGCTCTTTTACCAGCTAATTGTGCCGTAAGAGGTTTTCTTTCTTGCGCAATATATGGAGAATAATATCCGGTATGTAATTTCCTCAATCCTGGTAAAGATAAAGGCTGTACTGCCATCTTCATTTGTTCAAGAGCTGAACGACTACCAGTTTCTCCAGTATAATCAGGGTCCCCAGCTCCAATAACTCCAGTTGCATAATGAGGACCTACACCAGATAAACTTGAAAATACTTCGTCTCCTGAAAGAGGATTAAAACCTTCCATTTGTGTTTCCTGACGAGAAATTCCTGCTTGATTAATAGACGATATTTGTGTATCTGTTAAATCCTCAGGGTCTCTAAGACCTCTTCCACCTGCTATCCCCATCTCCCATGGTGATACATCTGCATCCTCTGGAGCTTCGATTATAACATTACCCAGCATATCGCCAAATCCAGCAGCTCTAACTCTTCTTTCCCAATCATCTCTATCCCAATTACCTTCACCCTTAGCTTCTTTCCAAGAATTTTCTTCAAATTCAGCGTATAATTTTTCATACATATCCATCCCATATTCTCCCGTAGGAGCCATTTGCGACTGTATATCTCTTCGTAATTGTTGCGGAATAAGCCAATCTAACATATTTCCATATTCAGCTGTTCCAGGGTCGTAAGCCATAATAATATCCTTTCTTTATCCTCTGTATAAATTTCTTTGTCTAATTGGTAATTTAGGGGCTTTCCCAGAAGCAGCAAACTGAGGTTCTTCTAATTCACCAAGCAACATGTCTGTTAATTTTGGTAATACTGTTGGGGCTAATAATTGATAAGGACTAGGAGTAGATATAGACTTTATAAACGGATTAATATATTTAGAATACGCTGGAAATCTTGGGTCTAAATTCATTGCACCGAGACCTTTTGGAAATAATTTCCCCTTGCCTAATGGGTTAGTTAAAGCATCAATTAAACCTGTACCTGATTTAGTAATTGCTGAAGCTACAGGAATAGGAGTTGCTCCCGCTGCTGCTGTTAAACCTTCTTTTAAACCTTGTAAAAGATTAGGGGCAACACTTGCCACTGCAGGGACAGCACTTAGTCCAATATCAATCATACTCGCTGTTTTTTGCGCTTTTAATACATCTTTTAAGTAACCTTTATATCCAGATTTTGCCTGACTGCCAACAGATTGTGCATAATCCTCCATAAAAGTTCCCATAGATGATGATACTTTTTCTGGAGCCTTTTCAACCTTTGCTATCTGTCCTTCTCTAAACCTTTTAGCTTTTTCGGCTTCAACTACAGCCATCGCAAGAGCTGCTATAGGACCTACTCCTGGAATCATACTTACTAACGTACGGAATAATCCAGAACCCTTTTTTTTCTCATATTTCTTCTCAGCTATTTCTTTTAATGCATCTAACTTTCGACTTAAATCTCGCTGAGTAATATCTTGAATCCCTTTTAATCCAATATTAGCTTCACGTCTTCCAGCCATACCTATATTTTTCAAAAAATCATTTATATTGAATTGACTTAATTCTCTACGAGTTGCCATAATATTTCTCCTCTAGTCTAACTTATAATTTATAAAATTTTTTTGTATATTCATAGCCTAAATTTACTGACCATTAAACCAATTAAAAATTTGCTCCAAAAAATACTGCATCATCTTGTGTTGTTAATTTTATATTAGGTCTCAATGAAAGAGGAGACTCAACAAACCTTACTCCTGAATAAGCAGTTGAATGACTAAGAGGGAAATTACCTCCTGTATTTAATATATCCCTTGACGATAATAAACATATATTTAATCTATCCTGCCCTGCTATATCATTTAAAGCTACTTCTTTTAATGGAAAATTATTAGAACCTGTAACCCACGATGATGTTGCAGGTGCATAAATAGTTCCAGTACTAGAATTATCAGCATCATGGTCCCAACCTTCTATTGCATCAAACTCAGAAGTGCTTAGACCTGATTCAATATCAGAAGTAGCTTTTACACAATATACTACAGGGATAGCAGTCGTACTAAACCCATTTATACTAAGTTGCCCTTTACTAGGTTTGTTAAAAATTCTACTAGTATTAAATGATAAAAAAACACGAGATATATAATGACCACCTCCTCTCCCTGGGGTTGTAAATGAAGTTCTTATAGAATAAGCACTTTGTGCATAACTAGTATTAACTCCCTCTCCAGTTACTGCATCATGAGCATCTGCCCAAGAACTCTGAGCATCTCTGCGGACATATCCATCTACACCAGGATAAAGTGTTACAAGACCTGTAGGCATTATATCTCTACTTTTGGCATATAATAATTACTTTGTATCTTTGTATAATAATTATCTTCTGGAGTAACAGATATCTGCTGATAACTTACTGAATCAAATTCATAAGGATTATCTTCAACCTCCTTATTATTCCAATATGTTATCTTTCCACCTGATTTAATTCTAGCAAGTGCAAACTCTTTAAAACTATTATAATTCTCTTCTCCATATGTATCAAAAAATATACCATCATATGTATCTGTAAGGCTTAAATCAGCCCAATCTCCCTCAATTATTGTTACATTGGACTTACCACTAGCCCAAGTATTTAATCTCTCTATTATCTGTGGATGTATCTCTATAATCGTATGTGAGTTAACTCCCTGTGCTTGTATGTAATCTGCACATATACCCATACCAAATCCTATTTCAAGTACATCTCCTTTATTATGACAGATAAATTCAGCAGATTTCTCCATTATAGGAGCTTCCCAATCCATCATAACTTCCATAGCAAATTCAGTATCCCATATCTGATTATCTGAAAACTCTAATGTATTATCTTTAAATGCCATTAAAAATTCTGTGTTATAGTTGCATAACATACTTCTTCATCAGCATCCCAATAAAAAGACATTATATCTCTTTTACTACCTCCTGCAGTCAAAGTAGGGTTACTACCTCCTGCCCATCTTACTGCACCAGCTGTACCCCCATCATTATTACCAGCATTACCTGCAGCATCTTTAGTTGCATAAGCTGCTATAGTACGAGTAGAACCATCCTGTTCTACAACTAAAAGAAAATTACCTGAAGTTGCAGGAAATCTTAGTGTTAATGTACCAGATATACTCCCACCTGTCATATCTAAATGAGCTTTATTTCCTGTTCTAAAATCAACAGTTACATTAGTAGCATCTGCATACAAAGTTCTATCAAATCCTACTGCACATCCATCAAATTCAACATGACCATCAGGCTCAATATTTAAATGAGCATTAGCAGCAGCACTATCTATTGTCGATATAGATGTTTCTCCATGCTCTTCAACTATAATATTAAAATAATCATTTGTGCTACTTCCACCCATTTCATGCATTCTTAAATTAGTATAACTATCCTCTTCTGAACCAAATATCATGTAAGGATTATCTGCTCCAACACCTTTAAAGGTAACATTATCTTGACTCCCGTCTTGAACTTCAATCGTCAAATTAAGTGCAGCTTCAAGTATAATACGTCCATCTGCATCTAAAGTAATATCAGAATCGGTTGTTCCATCTCCTACTGTTTTAATCGTCATATCGCCAGTATCGGCTACACTTATATCACCATATTCTGATACATTATCGGCTGGAATTAATCTTATATGATAATCATTAGCTCCATCTGGAACAGTTATATCTAAACCATGATTCTTATCTGCACTCGCTACATTAATATCAATTCCTGTTGCAGTATGAGTTCCATCAGTATGACCATCTACATCACACACTATACCTTTTACAGTAGAAGTTCCTAAACTACGAGAATCAATATCTAAATTAAGACCAATATCATTATGAGCTGCAGTACCTGAAGTTGCTACTGTCCTAATCCAACCTATATCCATTGCTGTACTATCTTCTGCATCATTTCCAGAAGAACTGAGAGAAATTTCCCAATTACCTGTATCTCCATTTATTCTTCCTGCAGCGGTGAACCCGTTTTTAACATTATCACTAATTCCATCCGCTCCAGGTTTTGATACATTAAATATTATATCTCCTCCACAATTTACACCAGTACCTTGTCCCCCTTGTAAATATAAATGTCCACCTTCTTTATTAACGGGCGCTCCAGAGTCAACTACATAGTTAAATGCACCGCCTGCTCTAATATATAAATCATTCCCATCATTGGTAAGAACTCCATCAGTATCCTCCATCATAACATAACTATGATTAATTCCACTTAAACCAATCACATTAGTACCTGAAGGGCCTCCTTGTATTGCTAATTCCTTGGCGATAACTTTTGCATCACCTGTATCAGCAGCATTTCTAACTTTTAAAACAGCTCCTACATTCTTTAATTGTACATTAGCACTTCCAGGTACTCTAAAAAATGCTGCATCTAAGATAGGTTTATTTCGAATCTTATTTTTTAAACGTCTAACTTCATTAATAAGAGCCCCTACATCAAATTCTAATCTTCGTGTATCAATATTAAGATTAATTGAATGCCAATTATTAGTATCTTTAACATATAATTTTCTTCCTAAAGCAGAAGACCTTATAGTAATATCGCCATTATATCCTTCTCTATTTTGTGGAATTCCTTTTCCAGATGTTATACCTCTTGAACTTTTAATAGCCATTACTTAATTGGTTTATCCCTATATATTATACTAATATCATTAATTTCAAATTGTCTTGGTATAAATCCTGCATCATAAAATGAAGTAGTATTTAATGTTAAATTATCAGCCAATACATTAGAATCTACATCAGTTAAATTATCATCTTCAACTGTATCTACAGTTGCATTCTTAGTACTCCCAATATAATTCTTAACTCTATAAGTTGCTCCTGCACCACCTCCTGCAAATATGTAAATTGGCATCCCATTATAATAATCATCATCACTACTAGCAGAAGTATCTAACTTAAAATAATTTCCAGCAGTCTCTACATAAGACAATTTGTAACTATGTCTTCCCGCATCTGCAAATTCAAACTTTAATTGCAGAGAATATATATTTGTTGTACGTAATGCAGTAGTTGGCTTTAGCGCAACAGTTATCCAATCTGCAGAAGAGTTGGCTTGACTACTATTGAAAGAATCAAATCCTTTAGATGCGCTATAATATGTAGTATCATTAAATACTCCTGTAAAACTATTAGAACCATTAGTTGCATATTTTGCAATAACACCAGACATATAACCACCAGCTTTAAATGTTACATATACTTTATATATTTTTTTCCTACGACTAGGATTACCTAAATCCATATCTTTTGTTTGAATATTAAAATTACTTGCAGCTCCAGTCCATTGCCATAAATCTTTAGCAGAATCATCCCATTGATTAATATTTGCTATAGATTCAAATGAATGATTGTTCATAGCAATAATCAGTTTTTTATCTTTAGTTGAAACCATATTTGTTCTATAAATTGCCATTATGTTATTGGTCCATCTCCAAGATTAACAGATATAGGAGGTCCAATTGGATTCTTATCAATATCTGCTGCAGAAGACTCATCTGCAATATACCAATTGAATAACTTCTGAGATTGAGTAATTGCTCCTGTAGCCAAATCATATATAAATCCGCCACTATCTGTTGCAGCTGTATTTAATGTTTGTATAATTACTTTATTTGATTTTTCATCATATCCAAGCAAAACAGGAGTTTCTTCATTTTCATTAATTGCCCAATCATCAGATGTAAAATTCTTTTCAGTTATATGATTTAATTTTTCACCATCATATAAGAATAAACCATTATTATTCACCCATACCACACCATTCTTAGTATTAACAACTTGAGATGGAGATAATACTCCAGCTCCACGCCATGTCTCTTCCAATTCCTCTCCCTCAGTAGTTACTTTAATCAAATATGCAGTTTTCTTTTTAAATTGTAGAAGTTTATCCCCGAATGATTCTAATTCTGTAATACTGTCTCCATCCGCTGTAGCTACATCAATATAATGCGCCCCATCATCCGGGAAACTATCAAATCTATCAGCATCTGCTCTTAACATCCTATCTGGATAAGTTCTTTCTCCTATTTTAAGATTTCCAATATATACTTTTCTTTGAACAACGGTTACAGCTTTATACATAACACCTAAATTAGTATCTGATGAATATCCATTCTCAGATTGATAAGTCAGTAAAGGCAAGGAAGACACCCTGTCACCTAATATGGCTGTAGTTACTAGAGCTGTAGTATCATCTGTCGCAGTCGACGATACACTCCAATCATCAGCTGTACTTGCAGGATTTGCTAATTGTAACTTTTCTTCACTGCCATCTTTTCCATGACAAAGATAAGTTCCTTTAACTAAATCTACATCGTATAACATTAACCACTCCTCCGATAAACCACCACCAATCATATCAACTTGCTTCATATAAATTCTAAACCCCGAAATACGCTCATTCCAACTATTATTCTGGGTCGCTCCACTTCTTGAATTATTACATAAAAATGTTAAGCCTGATAAACCTGCATTAAAAAATCCTCGTAAATCAGCATTCGTATTAAAATCCATTTCGTATGAAGTTTGTTCCTGAACAGTAACATAATTTAACGAACCATTAAATGAATTTCCTTTTATAGCAATAATATTCGTAACATCTGCACCTGACTCCTGTGCTTGAATTACAAACTGATGGAATCCGTCTCCATCTATATTCTTTGTTGTCCCTCCACTTGAATCACCATCTTTCCCAACATAAACATCAAAATTCCCAGAAGTATAATTACTCATAACTATCGAAACTATATAATAAGCACCTGCAGTTATATTATTTGATGAAATTACATTATCATATAATAACCATCCATTGCCATCACATACCGCATTGGCAAGGTCTGAATCACGAACCCAATTATCAGATTCTGTTACATTAAAAGTACCTGTAGCAGTTATATCTCCATATTCTGCAGTTTTCCAGAAGCCACTATTCAAAAATGCTGCGTGCTCATGACTTAAAATTCTATTGTCTCCATTATCAAAGATAGAACCTATTCTAATATTAGATTCCTGTATTTCACTTCCACCACCATCATACAAATAAGACATTCCAAATATCCATTGACTTTTTAAATCATCTGAAATCAATTGTTCTTCTAAAATTACTCTAACTCCTGGCTCAGTATCAGAACTCGCTGGAGGAGTATACTGAGCATATTCACATGCAACTTTAACCTCATTTGCATCATCTCCAAAACCAACAATTTCCCAGACACCATTATAAATCACTCCATCACCTTCAGCTCCATAGACAGTTAATGATTTACCTATAGCAAATCCTTCTCCCATTACATTCACATCACCCTCGGAATCGACTAATGTAAATATGACAATATTTTGCTCAGTATTTCCAGCATGTAGTTGTACGAGAGTACCTCCCTCCATAAAATATTCACCTGTAGTAGTCGTAGAAGAATCTTGAATGCCAAATATTACTTTTCCAGGCCCATTCGGTTTTAATGATGATGTATTCAATGCTGTTCCAGTATTTCCAATAGGTATAACATTAGGCAAAACTTCTAAAGCTCCATAAGGAGGCATCTCAGGAATCTGTATATCTTCAACCCATCTATTAATAATAGTATTTGCTGGAGAAGCTCCTTCAGCTTTTTCAAGTAATGGACGATTAATATGAGTTAATATTTTAGGAACATTAATTTTAGAAATATTAGTTCCAGTATCATGAGCTGTTTCTGTAGTTCCAAATTGCGCCCTAACAACAGTTAATGTATTACTATCAATACTTGTAATTTTCATAACTTCTGAATTAATTTTAATATATTCCCCTGCAACATAAGAAAGTCCCGATGTAACATCTATAGCTGTTTCAGTAGTATCTAAATCTTCATTTAAAGAAGATACTATAACTTTCTGTCCAAAATTAGCATCACAAACTCTAAGACCATTATCAGCCTTATAATATATAGGTTTTACTTTACGTTGATAATTATCAAGGTGCACTTCCCCCATTTTAATAGCACTCTGAATCCATAATTCATTTCCAACATTAGTATGGCAGGAATCCCATATATCTATATGTGCTCCATCATTAATACATATAAATTCAGCATCTAATTCATCTGGATTTCCGCTATCTGTATCTGCCAAACTCTGCATATTAAAATCATGAGAAAATGCATACAATCCATATCCGGGGGTTAATCCACCTGTTCCATTATCCATAGAATTACTATCACTTCCAGGGCTAACATCCACATCTTTTACATTAGTAATAGTATGAACCTGTAATGCATTACCTGGCAATGTAATTCTACCTTTATGAGACACATCTGCATTGAACAATTCTTCAAATTGATTATCTTCAATATCTCTAGGGTCAGCTAACTGATTTATCCCACCCTCAAAGGCTTCTATTTTATGAACTTTTTTTGCCACTTATTTCATTATTGCTTTTTTAATAACTTCTTCAACTGAATCATATATAGCATCAAGTATTTTTTCTTCAGTCTTTTCAGATATAATAGGAATATTTATATTCTCATTTAATTCCTTAACAATCTTTTCTTTCATCTCGTCATTAAATACATAATCAACTACCATTTGTTTTAAATCCATTAGTCTGTCCCCTCATATTGTTCTATTTTATATTTACATTTATCACATACAATAAATCTTCTAGGTGGATGTGAATCTTTTTCTAATTTTTCTATTCTTGTAAGCACCATATCCATCTGTTCATCTAAAGCATTTCTCTCAAAAACATAATTCATAATACCTTTTAATACTTTAGGTGTTAATATTTTAAGTAATGGAAACATTAATAATATCCATCTAGAGCACTATTTAAATCTACTGGATTTTCCTTCTTATCAATCTTCTCAATATACTTTTTAAGTTTCTCTAATTTAATATTTACCTCATCTTTATCCATTGATACTTCGCAACATAAATCCACATCATCTTTTATAAGTGTTTTTACTGTATGTAACGCTTCAATTGTTGTTATACACATATTTTAATAATCCCTATTTTTTCTAGAAAACTTCTCTTTTAGCCCATTTCCGCTCAAACTAGAGAGTATTTCTACAATTGCATGGTAACTAGCCTTAATTTCTTTTTGTTCCAATTGCATGCCTTTTTGAGCGTCTATGAGCTTTATAAGAATAGATTCTGTTCTATTTTGGCTTTCTTCTAATTCTTCCATCAATGTATTCTGAATCCAACTATTCTGTTTCCAAATAAAAAATCCAAATGCAATACTCATTGCAACTGGGACTCCAAAAGTTTCTAAAATACTAAATAAATCCATTTTTAGTCTTTATTTTATGCCATTCGGGAGTATTAAAATAATCTCTAATCTTTTGAGCAGCATACTCACTTTTTTTATAATTATTATCATATTTATCCATTAACCTTATTATATTACCCCACCTATATTTGGTTTTCATTCATCCCTTTATTACTTCTCCCCATAAAGATGTTTCACCATCTATTATTTGTAATATATGAACTGTAAAATGACCTTTTGAAAAGAAATCTACAATTGCAAAAGCATGTGCCCAATCAATAATTTGTCCTCCAAGCCATTCATTTGCATCTGAACTCATATCTTTAAGACATCCAATACTCCACGCTGACTTTGGGCCATCCATATGTGTGACTGATGCTTGCATTAAATCGTGGTGGTGTCCATACATAACATTGGCTCCAATTCTTCGTAAATGGTTCTGAGCATGATGTATTCCTGCAAAATGATGTCCATGGTAAAAGTGTAACTTTCCAATCTGTAACCACTTTTTTGGAGGAAGATTTGCCGGATAAAACTTGTACCCTCTTTCCTTTAGATTTACGCATTCTTTAAACCTATATCCTTTCATGTATGAATGTTCATTAACAAAATGATTCATCCATGCATCATGATTACCCTCAATCATATATTTTTCTTTACAATTGACTTTATCAAGAGATTCGTCAATCCAATCCATACCAGTATTTACTTCTTGAATATCCTGGTCAATAAACGGAATTTGATATTCCAACGGCGGTCTTTTCTTCTTCTTCCATTGCCAATGTGAGGCTCCATGCCATTCCCCAACATCACCTAAATCTATATAAATATCTGGTTTTACTATTTCTATTGCTTTTTTAACACAATTAATTGCAGCCATATCTGCAAGAGGAAAGTGCTTGTCGGGGGTGACGACTGCTCGTCGAACCACCCCCTTTGTTTTTTTAGCCATATTACTTCATTTCTTTTCTTAGTCTTACTACTACATAAACAAGTGTAGCTATTCCGATGCCAAGTCTAACTAAATCTGGAAGCCATTCCATGAAAGTTAGTACAAATCCACCGACACCTGCGCATGATGTCTTTAGTGTATCAAGCACTTTTTTCCTCCTTTTTTTGTTTTGATTCTTTATCCATTTCTTCAAGAACTTCAATAGCTCCTTGAAGTTTAACTGCCGTTGTAGTTACGGCATTTAATTCTGTTTGCAACTGTTCCCTCTTACTCATTACATCATCCAAGTCTTTATATAGACTGGATATTTTTTCTTTATTATCAGACATACTATCTCCTATTTACAATCGTGGAACTGACAATACCCTAACTCCACTCTTACGATGGGGATATTGTTTGATTGTTCTTTCGTATTTTGCCTTGTAATATGCTGCTCGTTGCAAATCTCCGGCATCTTCAAGTAATCTTGATTTAATATAATCTATTATTGCAGGTTGCAATGATGTATCTACCCCAGAATCTGTTCTTAAATCATCAGTAATCTGAGATACTTTGCCATATTTAGCATGATAATGTATTCTAAGCCCACTACTTACACTACTATCAGTATAAGTATCATATTTATCTAATGTTGTTTCTGTAGAGTCACTTACATCATTACTTAATACTCTTGAAACAATAGCTAATCTATCATCGTCATTATACCATGCAAAATAATCATTTGGGAAATTTCTTTTAGCCATTTAAACTCCTAAGTACTTGCTACAAATATTTCTACATCAACAGCATTAGACCCTGGGTCAACTAGTATACTTTCTAAATCATGTAAAACAGTTTGAACAGAAGAATCAGTAGTATAAGCTGCTACAGAATCATGTGGTGTTCCCATTACAAAACTATGTCCTGCTGCTAATAATATTGTAGCTGTTTCATTAGCTGAACTTGCACCACTTCCACTTTCAGTCACATCTATCTGCAAATTGACATTAATAGGTTCTGTATCATCAAGATTAGTTAACCTAATATATTTAACATCCTGAACATCTACTGACGAATCAGTAACATCTACAGTCACTCCACTTCTAAATACTGTTGTATCTACATTTGCTGGACATGTTACTATTCTTTGCAACACTTCATTAATGCTATTAACTACTAATATATTACTTCCACCATACCTCTGACCATTAAGTATTATAGACTCTGATAATTTTACTACTAATTTATCTGCTGTTACTGTACTTGCCATTATTACTCCTTATTATACTGATGCTATCATCATTTCTAAATCACAATTACCAGTATTTGCATCCGCTTGAATATTTGTTAAACTTCCTAAAGCTGTATCAGAGGCAGCATCAGCATCTTGAGTTGCATTAAGAACACCTACCATCCCTGCACTATTATCAGCTGTCCATATAAAAGAATTACCTGCATCAAGCTTAATAGCAGCCTCATCATTATCTTGATTCCTAAATGTTAATGTAAGAAAATTTGTATCATCTAAATTAGTAAATCTCATATATCTTACAGCTGAATCATTAAAATGCCCAGATGAAGCAACAGCTCCACTCAATGTAGCTATTGTAGATTCATTAGTTGTAATAGTTAATATTCTTTTTGATATTTCTGCAATAGAAGAAAAAGTTTTAGTTGTAGTCCCACCTTGATTTTTACCATTAAGCGTAATAGATTCTGATACTGTTACTGTCATTGTTGCGGGTGTAATTGTACTTGCCATTTTTTACTCCTATGTTAATGAGCCAGATGTATCATCTGTATCATCTTTTAATAATTTATGTGAGTCAGCCAATTTAGGTATCATCACATATCTATCATCTGTATCTAAAATTTCTACTCTAAACACATCAATTACATTATCATCTAAATCATACCATCTCTGTTTCTGATTAAGATTCTGTTTCTTTTGTAAACTGTAGTGCTGTATTTTTGAAGACATATCCATAAGTGCATCATTAATTAACTGCACCATATATTGCTCTGGCTGTCTTCCCATTAAATATTCTACTTGTTGTATTAAATTTTTTACTTCCATTATTATCCTTGTTGTACTTGTTGCTTTTGTTGCATTGCTTCCTGTAAAGATTCTAATTGATTAGACTGTTTTTTACTAACTCCTTGAGAAGTTGGAACCTTCACTCCTAATAAACTCAAAGATTGTATATAATCTTGTTTCAATGTATTAATAATTGGAATATATAAATCATCATCTTCCTCTGAAGCTAATAATGATTGAGCTGCCTTTATTGCTGCATATAATACCACAGCACTTTCTACATCATCTGGAAAATTAGCTATACCTGAAGTATCTCCATGTACTACTGCAGTTAACGAAACATATGTAACATATGCAGATTGACCAGATGTTGGAACTGGTAATATTTTTATAATAGCATCATCCATATAATAAACAGGGTCTGTAGAAGATGAAAACATTAAATCATTTGGGTCAGCAACTCTAGAAGACATAAATTTTGGTATCTGTCTGCACATTTGTTCTACACTAGATGAATCTTCACGAGTTACTGCTAATACTGGACCATATGTCGCTGTATCTAAATCAAATCCAGCAGAACTAGTAATTGCACTTGATGTCTTTGCACATTCTTCTAATTTAGCTGGAGGAAGAATTGATATAATTTGCTTTACTCCATCTTGAAGCCAATCAGATATAGCAGGGTCGCTATCCGTCCCATTAATGACAGCAAACCCAGTTAATGCATCTATTCTGTTTCTGAATGTTTCAGCCATTATCGTCTATTCCTTTCAGCTATATCTTTGTCCATAGTTGTAGTACTAAATTCTACTTTAGTAGTACCACTCCATGTCTTACGCATATTAATCTGAGGACCATGATTTTTGGGACCTTTATTAGGAAAAAATTCTACACATTTACCATTTTCCATTCTAAAATATTTTTTAGCCATTATTCCCCTTTTTCTTCTTCAACTTCAAGAGGCACTTCTCCACCTTCTTGATACATCCCAATCTTATTATATCCAGTTTTACCACCACCTGCATATTCTATGACAGACCTAGCAGCTCCATCAGAAGTACCACCTGGAGCATAATCTACCTCCCAAGTAGGATTTGTTGCTGCGATATCTTGTGCCCTAGATTCTCCTTCTGCAGTATAAGGTTGTCGTGAAATTACTTCACCTTTTTCATTTTTTACTGTTGGCATTATTTAACTCCTTTATTACGTTTTCTAGCATCTAAAATTGGCCATACATGCCCACCATGTTTATAACTGCCAGTTTCATTTATTTCTTTTAATATTGGTAATGTTTCATCATTTACCGAATCTTTTTTTATGATATACTCTCCACCTTCAACTTCAATAGGTATACCACCTTTTTTATGTGAAGGGCCTTTTAATTTGCCACCTTTAACATATTTCTTCTTTTTAGGCATTATGATGTCCAATCACTCTTTGCGAGTTCAGTTAAAATCTCGCTATGGTTATATGTTGTCATTCCATCAAAGCAACTAGGTGTATCACCATCCCACTTTAATATTGCTTTGGTTCCATCTAAAGTCTTTTTTAATGTACCTGTGCTTAATTGGATAGAACTTGAAATCATTTCATCTGTTATATCAGATACATTTACTATTACCCATTTTCTGTTTTCAGAAGCCATTATGGAGCATCTCCTACAAAGTCATCTGCACTCATATTTGTCATAGTTCCATTATTTGTAGATGAAGACATGTCGTAAATAGTAGTTCCACCACCACCTTCCAACCCATCTCCCATTCTCCACCATCCTTGTAAATTAGCTGATACTACGCCTTCTTTGTGATTATATGGTTCTCTTCCATTATATATAGTTGCTACTTGTGATGACGATAAAGCTACATTATATCTTACCAACTCTGATATTTTATTAGAACTTCCAGCAGAACCATAATTAGTATCTAGTCTATTTATATAAAGACTAGCAGAATTATCCCAATCTTCAGAATTTGAATCTGTATCTGTATTAACATAACTACCATTTAGATACCAATTATTTGTACCATCCCTAGAAGATGTAAACGCTAGATGAATCCATTGATTTTCATAAGAAGTAAGTATTGTTGAGCAAACAGCATTCATTTTAGTAGCTCCACCTACATCACATTGAAATAAGATTTGGTCACTACCATTAGATACAAAAAACCATCTATCATTATCACTTGTTCTTTTAGATATAATATAATTAGATGTCCATTGGTCAACTTTAATCCAAAAAGCAAAACTAAATGCTCCAGTTCCTAGGTTATTTGTATTTCCAAGGTCTAAATAATCATTAGTTCCATCGAAATCCAATGAATATTCATCTCTAAATGAATCACCACCTAATATTGTCATTGCTCTTGTAGGAAACATTAGTCTTTTATAAATCCTAATCTAATATCAACATTAGTAGCTACTGTATGGTCACCACTTGCTGCCCCTCTACATACACCAGCACAATAAATACTAGTAGTTCCAGAGGCAGCTTGTAATACAAGCCCAATATTTGTTTTTGTAGCAATTTGCACATCAACTAAATCTGACCAATCAGATACAGATACATGTCCTAACAACACTGCTGCATCTGCATTATCTGTTTCACTCGAACCACCCCAAGTTAAGGCTGACCCTGCTGAACCTAAGTCTTTTGTTACTTGGAAAAACAATAAGTCAAATGTTACATTTTGGTCCCCTTTATGGAATACTGATACTGATTGTAATATTGATGTACCACCATTAACTGCTACAGCATTTTCTATTTCTAATGAATCAAATAATAAATCTGCATCTGCATCAGTACTTCCTGTCGAAACTGTTGGGGTAACAGTTATTAAATCGACATCCATTTTGTTGAGTTTTTCTGCTACTGTATATTTATGTAATTCTGTTTGTGCCATTTTATTCTCCTTTTTGAGTGTACTTAAAGCTCTGGCGAGAGCATGAACGTACTCTTATTATTAAAATTTTAGTAGGTTCGCAGGGCACCTTTTATTGATACCCTGCACAGTCCTACAAAACTGTTAAACCTTATGATTTCGGTTTATGCAAATGGTGTTGCAACAGTTCCTTCAGAATATAAAACTGCTTCTACTTGCCACATTTTATCACTTAATCCAACAAGTTCAATGGAACCAGAAATACCAGTTGTTCCACCATTCATTGTAATAACATCATCATCTGTTTCATCAGGCGCAAAAACTTTACATTGCGCAGCTGTTCCATCAGCATCTAACATAAGAGCATATCCACTAAATAAAGTTGTTGTTGCATCGGCTGTAACAGTATGATTGTTACTTGTAACACATCCAAAAACTATTTTAATTCTATCTCCTACGTTTGGTTCAGGCAGCGTAACAGCACAACCATCAGCATCAGTAACGAGATAACAAAATCCGTCAGCTGCTGTAAAGGCTGCAGTTTTAGCTGAAAACTTCCATTTGTCTATTTGCTGTCCATAGTTATTACTACTTGAGTTTAATACGTCACTTCTCATAATTAAGCTCCTTCTATATTAAACAAAGCATGAGTTTCAGGAAGAGATATTTCAAGACCTGCTTCTGTTAGAATCAAGTCTTTTCGTAAATCTTCATCAGCTTGTTGTACGTTTGTTGTTATATGAGTGTCTCTATTAACACCATTGCCAACTAGAGGCCTATATGAAACGTGGTCAAGGTCAACTAAAGCCATAAATGTAGAAGACAATCCTCGGAATAACGGCTCTTTAACAAGAGTGAAGTCTCCGTGAACTGTTTCTATTTTCATTACTTTATGACCAAATGAACCTTTTCCAGAATCAAAATTATAAGCGTATGGATTCGCAGAATGCCCCATAGAAGCATCAACAAAAGCACCATCACCTAACTTATTGAACAATGATATTACAGGTAAAGAAGCTAATGCTAATTTACTTGAACTTCCGCCTCTAGCAGGGTCAAACACAACTTCTAAGTCAGAAAGAAAGTTATCATATGTCATTGAGCCTGAAGCTATAGACTTATGATATGCTTTACCTTCTGAATAAGACAATTGAGTAGTATCTGTTGTTGGAGCAGCACCTTCAGCGATAATATGTCCTACCACACCTTCTGAGTAGTTCACGCCACCAACTTGAGCACGTTGTCCAAATAACATTGTTCTCTCTATGTCTATTTTATGTTCTCTTAATTTAAGATTCCATAATCTTTGCCATTCATCAGCATATCCTTTATACACAGTAGCTCTTGCTGTATTAGACATCTCACAAGCTGTTTTAAAGATTTGGGTATAACCATAATCATTATCTAACTCTTGAGACCATACATCTGGAGCTCCTGAACCTTCAGCATACGCTGTACCAATTACCTGACAATTAACAGCAGTTGA